GACCAATGAATTTATCTAGTAAAGAAAAAGAAATATTAGGAACTTGTTTAAATTTTTGCATGGATGTGGACTTGATAGAAAATCTAACAAACATAATGGAAGAAGAAGTTACTGATTCAGACATACAAGAAATACTTAATAAACTTACTCAAGATTAAAGCTAATGCAAAAAATAAAAGCTATCCAGATCATAGGTGGCAACCTATCAGCTACTACAAAGATGCCATGCAAGAGTTTTAACTTACCAGCATGGGAATGCAAGACAGGAAGCAAGCTCGCAAAGATCAAGGGATCTGTTTGTTACAACTGCTATGCCATGAAAGGAAACTACACCAGATTCCCTGTAGTTAAGAAAGCACAATACAAAAGACTAGACGCACTACTAAACCCGGCGTGGGTTGATGGCATGGTTGCCATGATTGAAAAAGAAAAGAACCCATTCTTTAGATGGCATGATGCTGGAGACATACAAAGCGTAGAACACTTTAAAAACATTTGTGAAGTTGCACGCAAGACACCAGGAATTAAACATTGGCTACCAACCAGAGAACACAAGATGGTTAACGACTCAATCAAAGCTGGAAACACAATTCCAGATAATCTGATTGTACGCATTAGCGCAACCATGATTGATGATAGGCCCTCTAAAACGGCAAGCCATACATCAACAGTTCACAACAAATTAAAAGCAGTAGGACATGAATGTCCAGCACCAAAACAAGATGGTGAATGCGGAGACTGTCGTGCTTGTTGGGATACCAATGTTAAGAACGTTTCATACAAACAACACTAGGAGATAAATAATGAAAACATACCATATAAGAGTAAGAGAAGAAAAAGTAGGTTACTACTCGGTCAAAGCTGAACATCTATATCAAGCACATTCTAAAGCTTATTCCAAACTAAAAGGAGAAACAGAGGGAGAAGTTTGTCCCTCTCTAAACTTTGAAGAGTTTGACCCAAAGGAGTTTGAAGAATGAAGAAAGAATTATTAAACGTATTATTTTACACGTTAGCCGGGCTGATATTTTTATCAGTCTTTCTAACTGTAGCAATATTATTTCTACCATATTATTTGATTAAAGGATTGGTAGATTTTTTTCAACAACAAAAAGGAGAGACATGAAAACAGAACTTAAAGACTGGAGAAACTTTATATCAGAGGAACGCAATTCCTACGAAGACGAAGAACGCAACTTGCATTGCACTTGTGGAAAACTAAAAACCAGGTGCTTGGATAGGTACGCACATACAACCGGGGGAGCATGATGATAATAAGTAAAGAAGAAAAAGATCTATTGCTAGGATTTCTAAACAGTCGCTTAGAAGCCATCCATCTAGACAATGCCCTGGTAGCAAAACTGCACGCAAAAATTAGTAAGTTAGGAGGACAAACTGATTGGTCTAGAGTAGGACGTTGGGACATACGAATGAATGAGAACGAATCAGAAGAGCTGGATATAAAAGTTTATCTAGATGGAGAAGACGAATTCTCCGGAAGCTTTGCTATGCAACACTTAGAGTATTCAACAGATGAAGGTTCTGTTTATGGCCCAGTATGTTTAGAAGCCAAGTACCCACTATGGGAGAAAACAAAATGAGTAAATGCCCAAACTGTAAAAAAGACTCTCTTTCTTTTGAGACTGAAGACAATTTACCTTTAGAAAATCCATATTGTTTTGAATGTAGCAATTTTATGATGAGGAATTTGATAGAGGATAAAGATAACATTAACCCGGATCACTACAAAGACAGCAAGATAGAATGCATAGATGCTATTGAATCAAGCATGACCCCAGGATCCTTTCAGGGATATCTTAAAGGCACTATCATTGCCTATCTTTGGAGATACTAAAAAAAGAACGGCCATGAAGATTTAAACAAAGCTCAATGGTACTTAACCAAATTAATTTCAAAAACAAAATAGGAAAAACAATGACATTTAAAATAGAAAAAGACATACCAACACGCAAGTTCTACTCACCCTTCTGTGAGACTCTAGACAAACTAGAAGTAGGCGACAGCATGCCAGGACTAACAAAAAAAGAAGTCTACAAATACAGACCCAACTTTTACACCAACCACTTCAAAGATCGCACGTTTACTTTCAGAAGAGAAGATGACGACACGTATCGCATATGGAGAACCAAGTAACATGGAAACTGCAATGTACAAAGAGTTCTTAGAAAAACTACTGCTTCTCCCGGAGTACGAAAGAAAACAGTTAGCCATGTTCTTAATAGCATCAACGCTAACAAAACTTTCAAAGAAAAACGTAGTAGACTTTATTAATGAATTGGAGGACATGTCTAATGAAACTTAATAAAATGCAAACCAGGTGGGAGGAAGAACTTCCATCTGAAGCCAATGGTACTGTAAAAAAAAGATCCAAGTTTAAATACTCTAGGCTTACCAAAAACAACAAAGAAGCAGTAAAGATGATTGAAGAAGGTTACAAGGTCAAACTTATCTGTGGGTACGTTGTTGGTCTAAAGGAAAAATAAATATGCTACTATGCAGTAATGAGCAAGCCAACCTTTGAGCAAGCAATTACAGAATTAGAACGCACAGTTGATAAACTTGAGTCCGGGGATTTGGATCTTGAAACTTCTCTTAAAGACTTTGAAAGAGGTATTAAGATTCAAAACTACTGTAAAAATAAACTAGAAGAAGCTACTCTTCAACTAAATCTTCTTCTGGGAGATCAGAAACTAACTCCTCTTGCTCCTCGGAAGAATCCTCAACAACCTCTTCCTCAAGATTCTCCATCAGATCTATTTGATCTTGAGTAACGTCTTCATCCTTCACAACCTCAACCTCTCCCTGTATACGAATATGATGCTCTTGAGCTAACTGTTGCAACCTTACCTCCAGCTGATCCCGACTCATGTTATCTATCTTATGTATCTTCAACTCCTTCCTATCCACCATAAGACCGGCAAGCTTTGCTCTGGCTATCTCTGCCGTTACCGCTGGACCATAGGATCCATCCGCTAACGCAACGTCTCTAATCTCTCCGAGCTTCCTCGCGATACCCTCATAAGTAATTTCATTCTTCGTTCGCTGTACGGCCTTCAAAGATCGCATCTTCTCTTGCACATGAGCGTACTCCGGGTTAATCATCAACCGAGTGGCCGACACTCCAGGATTCTCATACCCAGCCAAGTGAGCGCACTTAGTCTGATTCCAATCCTGGTACACCATGAGATCCACAAACTTTTCTTGTTTCTTTGTTAGCTTTTTACTTTTCATAATTTATGTTTATTAATTGTTTCATGTTTGTTTCTCTAAGAGAAGCTATCTCCTCTACAGATAAGGTGTGTGTATACACCTTTCTATAGTTCTCTATAGAGATGCACGTGCGCACAGCTGCACGTACCAGTGTTTATGCACCTTTCAGCGGTGCATGTGCATATGTGCAGGTATGTGCAACTGCACAGCCACACACCCTATAGAATCCCTTAAGGATGTACCTCTCAAGAGGGCATGTGCAATTCGCCCTTTTGCCGTTGCACAGCCGTTTACACACATCCAATAGACACTCCAGTATACACTCCAATACACACATCATTTGTTTTTTCTCCTCATAACTTCACCGATAATAATATAAAAATCCCCAACATTACGATGCAATTAATCAATAAGAGCAAAGATAGAAGGCTGTGATACCAAACCCACCTGGCCTGATATATTTCTTTCTCTGTGTCGATATCTGATCTTTTTTCTATGAATTTATCTATCCAGTTCATTCTTTCTCTCCTCTTCTAATATAGCCATGCCTATGTGATAGATAATCTGAGGCACGATTGAGTTGCCCAATGCTTTGAGTCGGTTGACTCGATCGGGTATCTTCTCCGCCACCCTAGGGATGTCGGGTTCCGTTATGAATCCTTGATGTCCGTCCAACCTGGCGGATACCCCATCATCCATTCCACCCAATCCGGGTTGAGTGTTCCCCTCCCTGTGTTGCGTATCTCCGGTGAGTTCCCTAGCATCCTTTGCATCTTGCCTGTCGGCTTGCCCGCTGCGTCCTCGTTCGCCCCCGGAGTGAGGAACATCTTCGCCTGTTCCTTTAGAGCTACGCTCTCCTCCAGATTCGCTTTGTACCCCGCCTTCTCTATTCGATTGAGTGCTGCGTCCATTGTTATTGTCGCTGCTACCTCTGACGCTCTCGGTGTTGGGTACATCTTGCTCTTCACCGCCCCTGAGAGTTTGCTCTTCCTCGCTAGCTTCTCGTAGTCCGTGTTCTCCCCTGTGTCCTTGTAGTCCCTCGCTGCCGGAGTCGGCCACATCTTTTGATTCTCCCACTCTATCGACTTGATTGTTGTCAGTTCCTTGTCGTACTTGAGTTCCTTTAGATGAGGCTTGATTGCTTCCCAATCCTCTACCGATGGATGACTGAACCCTGCTTTGTCCTTCCTGAACCAATGCTCTATTGTTGTCTTCTTTAAGTCCGTCTTCTCTGCTAGTTCCTTCATTGTCGTTTGACTCCTTAGATAAGCCACGAACTCCTGTTGCTCCGGAAGATACGGTCTCTCTGTCATCTGATGATCTTGATACAACTCCATCAGCTCCGGGTTGTTGAGAATCTCCTCCATCATGACCTTGTCCGACAGAGTCTTTTGTATCGGTTGCCCCGATGCTCTGTGAGTCTTGCCCTGTAACATCTTGGTTGCGTGTTTCAGAGAGTCCTCCTTCGTGTCCATTGTCGTTGGAGTTGGCCACATCTTTTGATTCTCCTGATACTCCACTAGTGCGTCCAGTCTCACTCCAAACTTCGTCCCTGTTGTGTTGCTCTGGCGATAATACTTTCCGTCCTTCTCCTTGACTGTTCCGCTTCCCCCCTTGTAATCCCTTGAACTCGGAGTCGGCCACATGTCCGCTTGTTTCATGTCCTTTATCGGATACCCGTAGTCCACTTGCTCCGCTAGAGATCCTGGAGGTACTGTCTTCCTCCCCCTGTCGTTTCTCATCTTCTCTCTCTTCTCCATTCCCTCCTCTGATCTCTTCGATATGTTCGTTGCACTTGGAGTTAACCACATCTGCACTTGTTGTTGCAATGGAGGTTTCTGACCCCCTCCCGGATGCTTCTTCCGCGGTTGGTTTATGTTGTTGGATTCGAAAGCTGTCGGTGTACTCCACATCTCTGGTTGCCCCGATTTCTGTATCTCCTCCGTTGGCCAGAACTTGACGAACCGATCCAGACTCACGCTCTTGCCCGTCATTGGATTCACCGCTTCCGTGCTTGTTGATTGTCTCTCTATGTGATCCGATGCTGTCGCTGTTGGAATCATCTTTCGTGATTTTACCGAGGATCCAGACTCTTTCTCTACGATGGGGAGCTTCGACACCGCAAGCTGGAATAATAAACGATTGCGTGGCGTAACCTTCGGTTTCCAAGTCAAGACACACATCATCGAGTGCCACGTTGACGAAGCCACCAACGTTTTCGACAATGACCCAAGTGGGTTTTTTGTGTTTAATAATTTCATACATGTACGGCCAGAGGTGTCTGTCATCTTCCTTGCCTTTTTGCTTCCCGGCGAGGGAGAACGGCTGACAGGGGATGCCTCCACAGATGAGGTCGAATTCTTGAATAAGTCTTGTTGGTTCATTTCCAATCTCCTTTAGGTCTTTATATATTGGCACATCAGGCCAATGTTTCTTTAATACTTTACCGCAAAATTCATCAAACTCACAGAAAGCAACGGTGTCAAAACCACCCGTAGCCTCTAGTCCTAAGCTGAATCCTCCGATCCCGGAACACACATCTAGTATCTTAATCATGTTTACTCCAAGGTTTCTCCATCTGATTATCCTCTAAGTAATACCATGTGTTCTTACCAGGAATGCTATGAGTCTTAACCTTCTCTCCTAGATACTTCTGAACGTGTGACACTCCATACCTTGCTGCCCTTTCTCCTGAAGCCAAGTCCTTTCCTTTCAATGCTGTACGAGCCAACAGTTCTAACTCTTGCCTGGTATAGAACTTGTACGAACTCATTGCACCAGCTATGACTCTAGCTATCTCTACTTCGTCTGGACTGTCTGATGCTTCTACGGTTCTAAAGAAGCCACGTTCAAAGTCGAAGTAAGCCAGATGTTGATCGGGCTCTCTTGCATTCCTAGCTTCATAGAACAGTGAGACGTTAGGCTTTGTGCCTGACAGCTTCACACCTGAATCCATCCAACCGGCAAAGGCACTACCACCACGGGCAGACATGAACGACAGATCGTCTGCTCTTTCCTTGCCTGTGTGATGAGCGATGATGACTGCTACCTTGAACAGCTCTATCAGCTTATCGATTCTAGACAACATCTCATGGATCTCTGAGTTGGAGTTCTCCTCTCCGCTAAAGAAGTTAATGATGGGATCAATCATAACCAGGTCAGGCTTATGATACTCAATACTCTCCGCTATGGCATCCATGTCTGCATCTCTCATGATGTTCTTTCTTAATCTTCCTGATGCTATAAGGTTTGACTTGCCTAAGTTGTAAAGCTCTGGGTCATGATGAAAAGGTTTGTAATACATTTCGATTCTTTTCTTTAAGAACTCATGGATGATCTCTGCCTGTAACCACATAACCTTAAGAGGCCTAGAGAACTGTGTTCCCATAAACTCCGTGCCTGTGGTAGCAGAAGCAGCGAAAGCTCCAAGCCAATGAGACTTACCAATCTTAGGCTTACCCAATAGTAAGACTCTTGATTGCTCAAACACAAATGCATCTCCC